GGAACAGCAGCAGCTATTGCTTTTGGTAAAGCAACTGAAAAACAAACAAAAGAGCTTGTAGATGCAGGAATAAAAGAAGGAGCTGCAACTGGTGCTGTAGTAGTTAATGCAATAACTAATACTGCTAATAATGTAAGTAAAAGTTCAGTGGTTCAGGGTGCTATGGGTAAAGTGGGAATGGGTGTAACAGCCGGTATGGATTATTGGGATGATCTTGTATATAAATTAGATTCTGATTAATAAGAGGATATAAAAATGGCAGAGCAAACAAATATAACACTACAAGATGTATTCGGATATCCTCCTGAAAATTTAGAACCAAGAACTAATTTAATGATAAAAAAATCTATGCCAGTAGTTAAGTTTCATCCATCAGTTCCAGTATTTCAAGGAGGTTTGGATCTTTTTCGTTTATCATCTGCATGGTACACATACAAAAATCTTTTAAAAGAAAATGACTATATTACTCCTAATAGTTCAGGAGCTGGAATTCAGATGGCATTTCTAGCTGACAATTTTCCTACTGATACATTTACAAATGAATACGGAGAAAACTTTTTACAAAAATTTACTAACATGGCATCAGAAGGAGCTGCATCTATAACTCAAATGATGGGTGCCACTAGTGCCTCTGGAGCTTTTAGAAATGTACAAAAAGCTTTAGGAAAATCAGACAGTTCAATAGCTTCAATGCTATCATCTCTAATGGGGGCGGGAGGTGACTTCGCTGGTGAATTGAAAAATGCATTAGGAAACTCTGGTATTGGCGGGACAGTTTCTTCTGGTATAAATTTAATAGATAGATTAGCAGCTGGAGCTAGAATTGATTTTCCAATGGTATGGAAATCTAGTGGGTTTGCACCTTCATATTCATTAACTGTTAGATTATATAATCCTTTTCCTCAAAGTTTAGAAGCAACAAGAAGATTTATAATTGGTCCTATAGTTGCTATAATGTTACTCGGAGTTCCTAGAGCTGAAGATGCACAAACTTATACGTGGCCCTTTTTACATCGAATTGAATGCCCTGGTATATTTGTGTTAGATCCTGGATATATAAGTAATATTACAGTTGTAAAAGGCGGGGATCAACAACAAATTTCGCTTCAACAAAGATTAGGTGTTGTTGATATTAGAATAGATATAGGAAGTTTATACAGTAGTATGTTGGGATCTTCATCAAAAATTACATCAAAAAGACCAACTGTTAGAGAATATGCCAAAGGTTTGGCTAGTGAACTAACGGTATCTACAAGAGAGTATGATAATAAGAATGTAGGTACCGGTTCTAAAACAGAAATAATTGGAGATAGAAGAAATTTGGGGTTAACAGAATTTGGGACAGATTCATTTGGATCAACAACTGGAGGAGTTGGGACTGGAAGAAATATTGGCAGAACAAATCCTGGAAACAGAGTAAGCCCAAAACGAGCAGCTTTAGCTACAGGCGCAGTCGATGCTGTAAAAACTAGAGTATCTGCTGCAGCTGAAAAGGTTTATGGTGAATTAAAGAAGCTTAATCCTTTTGGTTAACAAACGGTGCTTCGCATACATAAGGTTAGATAATATGCAAGGTAGGAATGAATAATAAATTGAGTTTGAGTAGTATAAGAATTAAATGTTTTTGTATATCCTATATTTTTTAAAATCTTCATCAATAAAATGTTTATTTGCTGTTTAAAATAAACTCTCGCCCGCGTTCTTTTTACAGCCATTAATTTTCTAACATAAGGATAATATTCTTTTCCGCAAAACATAGATGCATTATTAATTTCTTTAATAAACATCTGTAAAATCAATCTAATCTCATCAGAATATTTAATATCTTTTAATTCTCTAGTAATAAGATCAGCTATAACTGGTTTAATTTTTGTTATATTCTTAGCTTCTTCCATAGCTTTATTATTTATAGTTTTATATACAGTCAAATTTCTAACGGTTGCGTCAATAACCTTTTTCCCTCTTTCTTGTGTTTGTAATTGATATTGATTAATTGCAGGGTCAGTCTCATCTGATTGAGTTTTTAATGCATCTCCAGATGTGTATGCTCTATAATAATGCTGAGCAAAACTTTTAACACTTTGACTTATTCTATGACGTGAAACGGATACGAATTGAATAATTCCATCAACATTAAATGTTTTAATATCTCGAGTATATTTTTTTTGTAATTCTCTTGCTAAATGAAACAAACTATTAGCAATTGTTTTCTCTCTTGAAAATAAATGAGTTTTAGTCAAAGTTTCTAACGCATATGAAAACACCTCTTCATTACAAAATTTCTTGAAGTGTTTCTTCGCGGTATGCCCGTATTGTCTAATCATATGATAAACTAATGTACTATAATATAAAGTATTATTTCTTTTTCTTAATGCATACCACATTATAAACAATAATAAATTTGTTGCTGGTTCATTTGTAATATGAAATCCTTGTGCAATAGTTCCTTTATATGTTTTTTTAGCAAACTCTTTAATATCCTTATCCGTCAAACCAGTGGCATTTAACAATGTATGATATGCATTTTTATGACCGGGAATATAACAAGGTTGGGACAAATTATTCACATCAGTAGAAGTAATCCTCAAAACAACTTTTTGAAGATTCGATGGGTTTATGTTTGATTTCTTTAGTAGTGTCTCCATTATTTAAATATCTTAATCTCAATACTATCTTCTGTGAAGTATATATATTCTGGACCATATTCCAAAAGTTGGTCTTGAGTTAATTCTATTAAATCAAAATTAAAGAAAATATTTGAAGATGGTTCAAGCAACCTACAATGATCTACCCCATCAATCTCTTGAACAACATCAATAATTTCAGATTGATATAGATTAACTTCTATACCAAACCTATCTGCAAATGCAGCAACTAAGGTCTCCCGTATAGTATTAGCAAGAACAGATATAGAACCAGTATATGTACTACTTTGAAATACATCCAATCTTATTTGTAATGGAATTAAATAATTAGGAAGTACCCATCCATCAGAACCAAATATATATTTGAATGCTTTATTTTGAACATAAAGTATATCATCAGTATTTGGAGTTGTGTATACCCATTGAACAGCGGTTGCATCAGCTCCAGTTGAATCTGGAGATAATAAAGTACATTCAGCAATATCATTATCATGCCCTTCAAATACTCCAGTACCATTTAATACAATATATCTTTGGCCAGCTGTACATTGACTTCCTGGAGGACCACAAGGATCACCTGGATCAGATCTGAAACCAATAACTGGTTGGGTGTTTACATCATTAAGCTGCATATTTTGCATGCGGCCAGTTGTGTTTCCAAATTTTATATTGATAAAGTCAGTCATCATTTTATAATCAGCAAATGTTAAACTGCTTAATAATGACTGTAACACTTGGGATTCAAATTCTCTTTGATCAACTCCATCATAATATTCTTTTTCAATCACAGGAATGTCATATACAATATTACTAGTTCCATCAATTACAACATTTGATCTTGTATAATTCCGCAGTGATTGTCTTAAAATAAATATATTTTGATATCTTCCAATTAAACCTTCTGATGGATGTTCTAAGGTAAAGAAATAAGTCAACTCACCTTCATCAATTACAGTATAGTCTGGAAACAGTAAAACAAATTCATTCGCAGATGAATCATTTACCATATCATATTCTGCGCCAGTTTCTAAGATTTGCATTTTTGCTGTAACTAATTCAGGATCAACTGCTGTTGTATTATAAAGAAGTCTAAATAAAGCTTGGCTTGTTCCACTAGTTGATACAATTAAATCATCTGCATATAAACTATAATCAGAATTAAAACTTGTCACTAAAGTAGGAACTTGTTCAATTTCAAACATGACATAGTTATAATCAGCTACGGTATTTAAAGTCTCAATCTCCATATCAAACAATGTATAAAAATCAACACCATCAACATTAATAACTGTTTTTCTTGGAACTATTAAATCATTAAACCCTGTGAAAACATTTCTAGTTGGAACAATTTCACCTTGATATAAAAGAGTTATAAATAAACATATTTCATTAACTTTTACATCGGAACGTTTAAGAACAGGTAATGAGTTAGGCCCAATAGGAGAGTTATCAATAATTACATTTGCATTTATATAATCATTTTCGGAAACTGTTCTTTCAAGAGCAGTAATATTTATAATAGAATTGCGCCTTATGTCTTCAATTCCTTCTTCATCAGCACCACCGGTAGCTGCTACTGTATTAACAATATCATAACTAACTATTTCTGTAACTCCAGCATCAGTTTCATTAAAAATTCTATCACCACTACGAATTGAACCAGCAATTACATTTCCATCTTCTCCTTTAGTAAGAGTTAATGTTGTTCTAACAGTACTTCCTGCTGGGGGTTGATATCCAATAATACCATTTCCAAATGATAAATCCATTCCTGTGTCACTTCTTCTGCCAACATATCCTTTTGTAGTATCATCCATTAAATATAAACTAGCATAACTTGTATATACATCCCAACCAGTTTGTCCTGGTTCTCTAACTTCTACTAAAATTTCAGCAAGTTTTTCAGTAAATGGAACTTCCGTTGAATAGAATTGATATATTTGAAGATCAGCTGGAATTTGAAATTCTTGAACATCTGGAGTTAATTGTCTAAAATTTAAAACAAAAGAAAAAGAACTACCCTCTACTATGACGGGTACATTAAGAACTTTAGTTCCTTCTTGGGCTATTATTACAACTGATGAGTTATTTGTAACAGTAATGGTTGTTGTATAGTAAGTTAAAAATTGAACATCATCATTTGCAGTTACTTTAAATCCTTCCGGTATAACAAATTTTGTTTCTGGAACCTCAAACCCAAAAGGCATAGTAAATAAAACATCAACATTTGAGTAAGAACCAAAGCTTCCTTCATACCCAAGAAATGCAGCTAAGTTATAAATTGATTCCGGAAGTTGTGCTTTGGTAAGGAAAAATTCACGATAAACAGATGTCTGATAAAATATTAGATTACTTGTAAGAGTAGCTAAAGCTTCAACAATAAAGGAAAGAAACGATGATTTAGTAAGATCAACATTTTCCAGTTCTAGATATTTTTTTAATTCCGCTATGATCATATTTCTATTTTCTTCTCTGGAAATATATACCTTTTGTGAAATAGGTTGATCGGCCATTTTTATATCCTTATACTAGATAGAAACCGCTGTTTGAATCAAATAGTGTGCGTTTACATCTATCTCGTAGTATCTGATTTTTAGTTAGAAGTTTAGTTAAATATTCTGCATCTTCTAACTCGTGAATTTTTTTATCATAATCATAAAATGCATATGTGTTTAATACCTGTAGATTTAAATCATTTTCTGTTACACTTTGCTCAACGTCTACTTTTAGTTTCCAAAATAATCTATCAGCATTCACAGACTTTTCAACACCAGAAACATTATATACTGGGTATGTATCATTTACAGGTCTTAAATAAGCTGATTCTAATTTTATTTTATCGTTTG